CACTGGGTATGGTCCCACTCGCTGAAGACCAGCAGGACGTGATTGCCCTTGGTCATCGGCAGGTGAATCGAGTACCCGCCCGCGCGAGGCCAGACGACCGGAACGTTTCGGATGACGGGCAGCTCGACGAAGGTCCGTTCGCCGGCGGCGTCGCGCGTCGGTTTCTGCACGACAGGCTGCACGTCGGCGACTTGCTTGGTCGCGTCGTACTTCTCGACCCGGCCGGGGAGCGCGGTGTGCAGGTCGAGCAGGCGATTCTCCAGGGCCTGCCGCATCAGCGCTGCGTCTGAGGGTTCCTTCGCCATCAGAAGCGCTCCGCCTCGACGTCGATGTACCACTCGCCGCCGAAGTTACTGCCTATCCACCGGGCCTTCTCTACTCGGTAGTTGCCCTTGATCCGGTCGGCATCGACGACCAGCAAGGTGCCGGGGCGAACGTCGGGAATCATCAGCATGCGCACCTTCAGCACGCCCTCGTTGTCGACGGTCGGCGAACCGATCATGCCGCTGGAATCGCTCAGGTGGACCGCCTGACCGTCAAGCGTCTTGCCACGATCGATGAACTGCAGTGTGCCGTCTTGAATCGACCACTCCAGATCGGCGCTCTCGGCAAAGTCGTTGAGCCTACGCGCGACAGGCCCCGATATGACAGCGCCGTCGGCGAAGAGGGAGCCAGCACCCGATGCCTTCAGGCCGGCTACCACCTTGCCAACGTTGCCTTCGCCGATGCCGAGCTCGCGGACCATGGCGCGAAGCGCCGTGTCGATTGGCGTCTTGGGGCCGTAGGAGACGTTGACCGCGCCCCCCTTGTACGACTTCTCGCCGTCGCCGGAGCGCAGCACCGTGACCCAGTCGGCGCCGTCTCGAAGGGTGTCGACGTTGCGCAGATCGCCGAGCCAGATGAGTGAGGTGCCGTCGCGATACCCGGCCTCGATCCGCACCGGGATACCGCGCTTGTCGGTGGCCTTGGGTTCGAGCTCTTCGAGGTTGGCGCGATGGTCTTCGTTCAGATTGTAGACCGCGACCTCGCACTGATTCGGCTCGGGCTCGAGCGTCTTCTCGATCGAGAACGTGACGTCGTGCTCGGTCAGCTGGAGCGTGTCGATGGTGACCGATGCCAGGCGGTCATAGAGCTCGACCTCGGCCATCTCACTGCTCGGTCTGCGCGAAGTAGGTCAGCTCGACGCGCCTTCCAATGCCGAGCTCATCGAAGCCGGGTGGCGTGCCGTCCGGACTGATGTCCTGCGCTATCAGCTCTCCCGGGGGGATCCTCGGGTCGTGCCGGTAGTATCGAAGCAGGGGCCAATTCGCGACGATCTTGATGCTCGCAGCGATCAAGTTGTTCTCCGCATCGGCAACGCTCAGGTACCACCGGCCCTCGCGTTGGTTCCACCGAAACTGCAGCGTGTAGTCCCGACCATCGAGGGTCACGCGCTCGTTGAAGAACGCGAGCCCCTGTGCAGTCGGAATGGTGAGCAGGGCGGTTGCCATGGCGTCACGGGAGACTCACGTTGGAGAGCAGATCGCTGCCGCCGTCGAACAGTCGGGCCGCCAGGCTCTTGGCCTTCTCGGCCTTCTTTTCATCGTTCTTGGCAGCTTGTGCGGCCTGAGATCCCTTGGACTGAACGAGCTGCCCGCGGGGCTCGGCCGGCACTGGTGCCTGCACCGTCTTCGACTTGACGCGCTTGATGTTGCGGAGATCCATCGGGAACGTCGCGCCGCTGCCGTCGTCCGCGGTACGTGATGCCGCCAGCCGCTCGATCACCATGTTCTCGTATTCGCGGAGCGTCGTCTCGATGCGGATGATCCGAGCGTTCTCCCAGGCGTCGAAGAGCTGCTCGTACATCTCCCGCATGCGGTTCTTGAAGTCGGTCACGTTCCAGACGTGAGCCTTGCTCGGCAGCGGGTTGATCAGCTTCTCGATCGCACCCGTTACCCCGAGTGTGAGGTTTCCGGACGCGAACGCGCTGGGCTTCTCGGGGTAGTCGAGCTCGACCGGCTCGAAGTTGACGATGTCCACGACGCCGGGGTTGCGACGCAGCGGATGATTGCTGACGAAACCGACAATCGAAAAGCGCTCAGGGGCAGGTCGCACGTGATCCGTGACGGCCTGCCCCTCCTCGACCGGGTGATCGGTGATCTCGCTGGTCGAGTCGAGGTTTTCGCTGAATACGACGTCGAACCGGACGGCCTGCGTCTGGCCGGAGTCGTCTTCCCAGATGAGCAGGGTGGGCATGGATCAACCTGCCGGTGTAAGAGCGGCCTGCGTCGCACGGCGGTTGGCCCTGTTCACGGCGCGCCCGGTCTCGCGTCCGATCTCCCGTGCGTTGTTGGGCGAGGTTCCTGGAGGCAGCTCCATGTTCACCGTCGTCTGGTTGTTCACGGTCTGACTGGTGTTGTTCGAGGTGCGCGCAGGCGCCGACGCGACAGCAGCCGTTGCGGCGCCTGATCGTTGCGCTAGCTCCTGCGATCCGCTTGTCGGCACCGAGTTGTCATTGAGCCTCGCGAACGCCGCGAAGTCGCGCTGGTCGAGCTTGCCCATCTCGCGCTTCATGTCCTCGAGGCCCTCCCGAGCTTTCTCGAACGGGTCATCGACACCGGGAAGGTTCGAGATGAGGCCGCCGACGCTCTCGATCACGCTCTGACCCTTCGAGATGATGTTGTTCCAGAGCCCGGCGAAGGCGTTCTCGATGATGGTCGCAGCGTTACTGAACTTCGCGGCGATGAAGTCGCCGATGGCCGACATGATGGCCTTGAACTCTTCCCAGCGCTGCGTGAGGCGGCTCGTCTTCTCCTCGGAGTCGGAGACGATGAGGCTCAGTGCGTTGGCCATCGCCTCGAAGACGAAGGCGGCCGTTGCGCCGAAGTCGTCCTCGATCTGCTGAGACGTCCGACGCATGTTGTCCTCGAACGCCTGCCGGTCGTTCTGGATGTCGTCGATCATCTGCGAGAAGTTCTCGCCGACCGAGCTGATCGCATCGACGATCCGCTTCGTCTGACCCTCGCCGAATATGCCGTCGATGACTCGACGGATGATCGTGTCGCCCCCCTGGAAGGTCGTGATGAGGTCTTCGACCAGGAGGATCGGTAGCGCGATCCGAATGATCAGCTTGTTGATCATCGAGAGCAGTGCGCCGAATCCTCCGACGAGCTTCAGGACGCCGGCAACGCCAGCGCCACCGAGGACGATGAGCGCGGCCTGGATGAGGTTCGTCCCCTTGAGCGCCTTGCTCAGAGCGACACTGACGCTGCCGAGCCCCTTGGCGAAGCTGTCGAGCACAGGCAGCAGAGCGGTGGCGATGCGGCTCTTGAACGAAACAAACGCCAGGTCAAGCCTGGCGAGTGTGTCGGTCAGCTCGACTGACGCCCGGATCGCGTCTTCGTCGAGGCCTCCGCCAAGCTCCTGGAGCTCGGCGCGCATCTTCTGGATTCCCTCCGAACCGGAGTTGAGCAACGGAATGAGCTTCGTGCCGCTCCGGCCGAGCAAGGTCATCGCGATCGCGGTCTTCTCGCTAGCGTTCTCGCTTTCCTTGAAGTGCTGGGCGATCTCGGGCAGGACGTCGTTGACGTTGCGCACGGCACCATCGGCCGTCTTCGCCGAGATGCCCATGATGTCGAACATCTCGGAGGTCGTGGAGCCGCCTGTCGCTGCGTCCTGCAGGTTCTTCTGCAGGTAGCGAAGCGAGTTGCTCGCGTCCTCGGCGCTGGCACCGCTCAGGCCCGCAGCATGGCGGAAGCTCTGCAGCTCCGTTGTCGTGATGCCGAGTTGCTGACTGGTCTTGTCGAGTTCGTCACCGGCTTCCCGGATCTCGTCGACGAAGTTCTTGATTCCCTGGACGATGAGCGACCCGGCAACCAGGGCCCCGAGCTGCTGCAGCTTGCCGAGCGTGTTCTCGATGCTGCGGTTGCCGCGGTCGAGTTGACGGCGGTCGAACTGCACGCCGAAGCGCGCCAGGACCTCACGTAGAGCCGCCATAAACCTTCGCTTCGAGTTGTTCGTGGACGTCAAGCGCCATGTGCGCGTGGAGCACGTCGAGCAGTGACCAGTCGCGCTCGATCTGCTCTTTGGTGTCGCTGATGCGCGGGGACGCGATCACTCGCCAGAAGAACCAGTCGATTTCTCCGGGGACCCGAACCGTGACGCGGCTGCCGCCTCGAGGAGACTGGTAATCCCCGCTTTGCCTAAAAAATCAGCGAAGTTGAGCCGGATGCACTGCCATATCCATCGATCCATGGCGAGCATGCGACCAGCGAAGTGCTGATCGAAGACCTGACGGCTGTGGTCGCTGAGGCGGGCCCATGTCGGCTGTCCGGCATCGTTGACCCCGGTCCGAACCCGCGTGGTCGCCATGAAGCGATCCGTCAGGTCGACGAAGACCTCTGGCGTCAGGCTGCCGACCACGGCCTTGAACGCCACGGCGATGGCGGTCTCGTCGAGACGCTCCGCCTTCGCCAGGGCGTCGGCCGCTGGGCCCAGTAGGCTGCCGAGGCGCGCTTGGACGATCCGCGCCTCGAGCGCGCCGAGCTGCGTGATCTCGTACTCGTGACCGTCAATCTCGACGGTCGTCGTCTGCAGCCCCATCAGTTACCACCGACGAAGCGCTTGGGATCCGGGCAGAGGAATCGCCACTCGACCTCGCCGGCCTCCCGCGCCTTTTCCTGATCGGGAAGCATCTCGATGAATGCCTCGGGCTCCGTGAAGAGGTCCGTGCCCTTGCGATCGCGGACCATCAGCGGCGCGACGCCCGCCCCGTCTTCCTGGACGTCCAGGAGGTGCACGGCGCTCAGCGCGTCGTTGAACTTGCTGGTCTGCTGCAGGGTGAGGGTGACGCGGTGGATATTGTCGCCGTTGAGCGACCGCGTGACCTCGCCGTCCACCCCCGCCTTCGCGGTGAATCGCCCACCGTTGATCTTCTCGATCCGCACGAAGACGTCGTCGCCGAGTCCCGCGTCGACGTCGATGGACGCGAAGTTGAACGTGACTTCTTTGCCGTTGTAGAGCTTCATAGCTGGCTGCTCCTCAGACCTTCACGCGGCCCTTGACCTTCGTGCGGTGAATGGCGCCCGCGACCTCGTATTCGAAGTCACAGTCGGGGAGGGTGCGGTTCGCGCGGTCGGCGACCGGCACGTCCTTGACCGCTGGAATCGTGATGATGTCGGTGCCCGGGCGAATACCCAGGTTGCGGATGCCCTGGGTGAGTACCGATTGCATTGCGGTGCGGACGATGTCCGCGCCAGCGTCGGTAAACGGCACCTTCTTGGGCGTTGCGAGGGCGCCGAAGACTCGCTCTTGCATCCGCGCCTTCGTCCAGTGGATGAGGCGCGTGACGTCGATGTAGTCGCCGAGCGGCGTCTTCCCTTCGAAGGTCGTGTTCAGGCCGCCACGCCGCACGTAGTAGGTGGCGTTCTTGTTGTTGATGGCGGTCTGTCGCCCCGTCGACAGGTTGCTGACCGGAACGCCAGTGAGCTGCTTGAACGCGGGCGTAGCGGACCCAACCGGGTTGTCCTCGGCGAGGATCGTCGACATGAACGCCGCACCCGCATGGCCGCCGATCTCGTGGTGCCAAATCAGCGCCGTGTTGGCGTAGGACAGGTTCACCAGGGCGGTGGCCAGATCATCGACCTCCGAAGCGTCCGCGGAATCCCAGTCCGCCGTCTCGGGGATCATGATCTTGTCGAGCGACTCGATGAGGACGGCCGCCGCGAGCACGATGGCTTCGCTCTGGTCGGTGAGCGCGACCCCGTACCAGTCGTCGTCCTCGGCCGCGATGGCGTTCAGGTCGGCGACGATGCCGGGGTCCGCGGTGGCGTCGAGCAGATGCATCCCGTTCTTGGCATCGAACGAGACCTTGAAGCCGGTGCCGGGGCTGGCATCCGTGACCGTGACTTGCGTCGTGTCATCGGTGGCGCTGACCTCGGAGTAGGCGTCCACGATCGGTTGGATGGCGGTGACGATCGAGTCCACGGTGGCGCCGGCGCCGACCGTGTAGCTGAATTCGTTGCCGGCGATGTCGCCCTTGTAGACGTGGCCCTCTGTCGTGATCGTCGGGATGAGGTGCACGACGCGCGTCGGCAGGTTTGTGCATCGGCCGACCTTGAACTGCGTCGGACTCGGGTCCTGCGACTTGACGACGAGAGCCTTCTGATAAAGCTCGTCGCTTTCCGTGAACCCGTCGTCGAGCATCTCGCTCGGCTCCGAGTACGTCGCGACGCGCCGATCGAGGTAGGCCGTGTGGTAGCCGACCAGGAGCGGCGTACCGAAACCGGCCTGGCTCGGCGCGGTCGTCTCCCTCGAGATGGAGACTTCTACGATGACATCAAGGTCGCTCATGCGAACCGCTCCCTTCGTCGTTCAGCACGGGGGCTCCCGTGGGACGGATTGCGATGTAGGCGCCGCGGTTGTGCGGGCCGTTACTCTGCGATGGTTACTGTGTCGTCGACGTAGTTCGGGGGCACCGGCAGCTCGGTGCCGTCGCTCCCCTTCACGTGCGACGTGATGAGCACGGTCTCGATCCACCCCTGCGGGGTCGGGTCCGTGTCGGCAAACTCCACGATGAGCTCGACGTCCATGCGGGCCTTCGCGTGCCAGCGCCCGTTGATTGTCCGGGTCGCGCTGATGGCGTCGAAGACTCGAGACACTCCGACGCCCACCGCGTCGAGGGCCTCCTTCGAGCTTTTCCGCGTGAGGCCGATGCGAACGCGCTCGAGTGGAGCCATGATGCTCACGTCGGGCGTGTGCTCGGTTGGCGTCGTTTCGATCTGCAGCGTGACGCGACGCAGGCCGCAGTACGTGACGCGCTGCTCGCCGAGGTAGTCGGAATCGGCGGGGTCCTCGGAATCCTCCGGGACGTACTCGACCCGCTTGTCGTCGCGGCCGATCTCGGCCACGCGCACGACCTTCAGCGAAAGCGAGAAGCGCTGATTGTTGCTGATCGCGCGACCGGAGCGATCTTTCCAGACGGCGGTAAAGCCCGTTGTCGGCCGCAGCGGGTCGGCCGCGAGCGAAGTGATCAGGTCGGTCAAGACCGGCTCGATAGCCTCCCAGTCCACCTATCGCCTCACTTCGTGACCTTGTGCGTGATGCTCGTGCGCAAGGTGCCTTTGTCGATCAGCGGCGTGGACGAGCCCTTCTGAGCGACCGTGCTGTCGGCGAGCTCGGGCTCGATGCCGTCGGAGATCCGCTGCTGGATACCTCCGACCGCCGCGTGCCCGAAGCGCTCGAGTCCTTGCTCGACCGAGCCAATCCGCCCCTTGATCAGGTCTTTGCCGACCTGCCGTAGAGCGGTCTTGTTCTCGGCCTCGTTCTCGTCCACCCAACCGCCGAGCCACGATCGCTCGGGCACGCCGAGGCCGAGCTCGTGAAAGGCAGCGATCTCCGCGACCGATGCCCCATCGCCGTGACTGCCCGCGTCGTCGTGCACGCCCACCGTGACTTCCGCCTGCGAGTTCTTGCGCTGCAGGCGGCGCATCAGGCGGTTGTAGCCGCGGTCGCGGACCGTGACTCGTCGGGGCATCTCAGGTCACGACCCAGCGGCTGGCCTTCTTGCGCTCGAGGGCGCGAAAGGCATCGAGGTAGCGAGAGGTTGGGTTCTGGTCGCCGCCCTCCTGCCGCATCGTGGAGCCATGCTCCGACGTCCAGAGCAGATGGGCGGCCCAGAGCCCGTGGGCGTCGTCGTAGGCGTCACCGAACGCCGTAGCGCTCACAGTCCGGGCCGAGGCGTTCAGCTTCGCCTGGACCAGGTCGTAGCTGACGCCCTCAAACTCCGGGTACTCGACGAGGAATGCTTCGAGCGTCATCGATGAGGCCTACGGCCAGAGTTACTTGTTTTGCTTTCCGGAGCCCTGCTGGCTGCTCTCGGCGGCCTTCTTGCCGCCCCCGCCCTGGTCGCCCTTGACCTTGGCGGCGGCGTCCTTGGCTCCCTGCTCGGCCTTCTCGGCCGCCTTCGCCTTCTTCTCGGCTTCGGCTTCGGCCTTTGCGAGCTCGGACTTCTCGAACTCCTGGCGGGCCTTCGCGGCCGCGGCCTCGGAGGCCTTCGCTTCCGCCTGCGCCCGCTCGGCTCTCGCCTTGGCTCTCACGGCCTCGGCCTCGGCAGCACTGAGGGCGGCCTCTGGGCTCTTGCCAGCGTCCACGTGGTCGCGCACGGCCTTGGCCGACACGCCGTGCAGGGTGGCGACGTGGTTCGTGCAGAGCGTCATCACCGCCGACAGGTGCTTCTTCGGGATGGTGTCGTAGGTGTGCGTCCCGGCCTTCAGCTCGAAGGGCGGGCTCTGGAACTTTCGCCCTTGGGCGATGGTGATCTGAAACGGCATGGGAAAGTCTCCGGGCTGGAGTCAGGGGAAACGGGGTGAGGGCGAAGGACTGGAACGGTGGGCCCCCGGTGAGTCCGGGGGCCCGGCTACGGTCAGCTGTCGGCGAAGTCGCCGTACGCCATGGCGGCCGGCTGGTAGACCTTCACGCCGCCTGCGCGCATGGTGCAGTTCGTGACCATCTCGAGGCCCTGTGCCTGGGGCGGGAGCTGCTGGAACTCCTGCGGCACTACGCCCTCGAGCACCATGGGGTCACGCTTGTACGTGATCGCTCGGTCGAGTCCGCCTGCCCCTGCGTCCTCGAGCCGATGCCATTGAGCGACGCTCGTGATGTAGGGGTTGTTGTCGAGGAACGACCGCAACGCCGTCTTGTCGGTCTCGACGAAGGTCGTCGTTGCCGCAATGACGAATCGGGAGGGAGGCAGGATCAGCGTATTCGGGATGAACTTCTGCAGCGTCGCGACCGGGATGGCGTTCACGAAGGCGTGTAGCTCATCGACGATCGTCTGGGCAGTGGTAGTGCCCTGCACCCAGTGGGTGAGGTTGGCGATCCCCGCCGCCTCCACGGCTGCGTTGTTGATCATGCCGGTGATGTCGAGTCCCTGCTGATCCGCAGGCGAACCGAACGCCAGCATTTCGTCGACCTTCCGCTCGCAGGCTTCGCGGGCGACGCTGGGTTTCCACTGAGTCAGCGGGACGCCCACTCGAGCCGCGTTCTGCAGCTCATAGAGGTCGTATCCGTACGCATCCGCCACCGTGTAGACCTTGCCGGTCTTTTCGGTCAGGGATACGTCAACGCGGGGGATGTCCTTCCCCTTCGCGCTGATGACACGAGCTTCGCCCACCCGGTCGAGGACCGGAAAGACGTACGTGTCGGCCGACGCGGGAATGTCGGTGGCGAGCGGAACGAACGCTCGGGCCATTAGGTCGGCGTATTCGACCTCATGAACCTTGGAGCGAACGTGGGTGAGTTGCCGCTCCAGGAACGCCGTCTCATTGGCGTCGAAGCGAACGTCGGTGCCGTACGTGAGTGCGGCCAAGAGCTGGTGAAGATTCATTGGCTTTTCTCCTTGGGAATGCCGTTGGTTACGTGCTCGTCAGGCTCTCGGCCCGATTACGGGTTGAGCTCCAGGGCTGCCGCGTTGACGCCGCCAGCACGGAAGACACTGGCTCCCGGAAGAGCGGCGGCGTCAGTACCATCCACGTCGGTGCGGAACGCGCCGAGCTGCTCGGGAGCGGTCGCGACGTGCCGCACGTACACCGTGTCGCCGAACGCCAGCGCCTCTTCGTTGAGGCACCACGCGCGCCCTCGGAAGAGCACGCTCATCATGTCGCCCGCCTTGTAGCCGTCGCCAGACGCCTTGTTGGGGTCCTTCAGGGCGATGCCGCGACGGGTCGCACTCGTGACTTCGCCCTCGGCGTCCGGCAGGTCGCCGTCGCCCTCGGCGGTCTCGGACACGTATGCGCCGAACGGCGTGTCGCTGATCGCGCGAAGGGAAATGATCTCGTTGTTGTCGGAGGTGTCGTAGAGCTCTCCGGGCGCCCCCGCGACGGGGGCTGCCGTGACGCTGGTCTGAACGCTCATGGCTTTTCGCTTTCTCCCACTGCGGGGGATTGGGTTGGTGCCCCGTTACGCCGGGGCCACGCGGTCACACGCTCACATGTTCGCGGCACGCGGGCAGCGCGGGCTCACTTGCTGATGCCGACCGGCTGCTGCCAGCGCTTGGCATCGCGCTCGCGCTGCTCCGCTCTGGCCTTGGCCTCGTCGGTTTGCTCGGCGCCGCGCTTCTTGGCTGCTTCGCCGGCGCGCACGACGCTGTCGACACCATCGAAGCGCTGAACGTCGAGCGCATCGAATCGGGCCCGCACGTAGTCGTCGCTCTTCTCGTTCGGGTCGAATCCGTCGACCTGCGACTTGATGACCTCGACCATGAGCTCGCGGTCGCTCATCGCGTCGAATCGCTTGGTCGTCTCGTCGTCGCTTCCAATGGCGTCGCGCGCAACGCTGACCAGAGCCACACGGTTGCGCACTTTCTCGGCGATGGCCTCGGGCTTCGTGGCCTCCTCGAGCTTCTGCTCGACGCCCTTCTTCTCGGTCTCGAGCGCGTCGAAGCGAGCCTGGGTCTCGTCTTTCTCTTTCTTGAGCTTCGCGACTTCGTCGGCGTGCTCCTTCTCGCGGGCGTCGAAACGCTCCTTGAGTTCCTTGGTCTCGTTGGTGAGGATCCCGATGTGCTCTTCGGAGCCGTACTCGACCTCACGGTTGCCAATCTTGATCAGTTTCATGTCGATGCTTCCTCCGACGCACACGGCGTCTGTTGCTTCCAGCGAGTCCAGACGTATCGACACGTCCGACCCGGCTCGGGCCCTGCCGGGTGGCAAGACCGCGACGTGGTTGTTTCTGATGCGACGCTGAACGAAGTCGTAACGCTTGCCGTTGTAGGTCCCCGCCTTCGCTTCGATCCTGCAGCCGTAGCCAAGGGAGATCTCGCGCAGGTTTCCGTTCAGCACCTCGGCGATCGCCTTGGGCTCGTTGATGACGAGCTCGCCTTCGACGAAGTCACCGTCGACGCGAATATTCTCGGCGTGACCGAGGGCAGCCTGCTTCCAGTTCTGCGGGACGATGAACCCGTTGTGGTGGGTGATGTCCGTGACCGGTGCACTGCGCAAGCTCTCGAGCGCATCGGCGTGAAAGACTTCCTCGGGCAGCCTGAGCTCGCGACGGATCGTGCCGTCGGCTTGCTTGTACTCGAGCACACCCGTTCGCGTGAGCCGGGCCGGAACACGGATGCCGCCCGAGCTCGTCTGCTGCACGCGCCCCATCGTCCCGTAGACGTCGAAGCGCTGCACGACCTCGGTGTCTTCGTTCGCGTCGCTGCGTCGTGCGCTCGCGAGCTGCTTCCCCGCGCTCGAAAGCTCCTCGCGCTTCGAGCGACCGGGAGGCCGCCCCGTCTCCTTGATGGATCCGTCCGGCTGAACCTCGACGGCCCGTCGCCCACGCAAGACGCCGGCGCCCGCGTCCTTCGGGATGCGCACCAGCGAGACCTCCATGAGCTCGTTGTTGCGGTAGACGCGGACGGTTCGGCCGTCGCGCTCTTCGTCGGTGCGCTCACCGTAGTCGAAGCCCACCGAGACCTTGCGGAGCAGGCCTTGCTTGACCTGGCTCCAGAGCTTGTCGATCTCCGGGTTGGCCGCGGGGCTCGCGAAGACGACCGTCATCTCGAGACCGTCGTCGGTCTCCTGAATGTCCTGGGCCAGACCGATCGGGTCGTCGTACTGGTTGTGCTGAAACAGCACGATGGGGTTGTCGCTGAACCGCGAGAGGTCCCACGACTCGAGCAGCTCGAGGAACTCGACCGGCTCGTCCTTGTCGTGATCCCACTCCACGTTCTCGACGATCGTCTTGGTCGACGCCCGGACCCGAAGCGAACGAGTCGCATCGTCGATGGTGTCGATGTCGAAAATCTTGGCGATGAGTGCCATGGCGTTACGCGGCTTTCTTCTCTTCCTGCACGGCCTGCGCAGGCGTCGCGACACAACGGCAGTTCGGGGGCTCCCCGGGTACGCCCTCGCTGGGCGGGTCGTCGTAGCGGAAGCGCTTGCCGTCGAGGTCTTGGTGCTCGTCTCGGACCCGCTCGTCGCCGGACGACGACCAGATGAACTCTTCGATCCCCGCGGCCTGCTGTCGGCGTGCGTTGATCTGCCCGTTCAGGGTGAGGGTCTGGTTTCGCGCGAGGTACTGCGCCTTGCGTGTCGTGACGTCGAGGCGCTCCAGGATGCGAGCGGTCAGTTGCTTGGGCGTGCGGCCGACCGAGTTGGCGAGCAGCTCCTCGAGGGTATCGAGCTCGTCGTCGAGGAGCCCGCCGACGCGATCCACGTTGTGGCGACGCCAGCTCTTGATGAGCTTTCCCATCTCGGGCTCTTCGGCGAGGTTGATGCCGAGGCGCTCGAACTCGCGCTTGGAGTGCCGGTGTACGGCGTCGGGGATCTTGCCGATGGTCTTGGCGGCGTCGCGTTTCGCCCGTGGCGCGACGGAGCGCTTGATTCCACCGATGAGCTTGGCGGCGGCCTTCGCGACGTCCTCGGGGTCGTCGGTTGCGGCGTCGGCTCGGCGCTCTTCGCGACCGGCGAAGTCTTCGACCTTGGCCAGGAGCTTCTTTTCGACGGCGGCGGCGAAAGTCTTGCCCATCCGCCGCATGCCCATGACGTAGGCGGTTTCGGCGCCATCAGCGGGGCGAGGGGAGCGGGCGCGACGCTGCGCATTGGATTCCTTGCGCCGGCGCCGGCTTCGCTGCCTGGCCCGCCGTGCGGCCCGACTTCGCGGCCTCGCCATCGCTTCAGCCCACGAGGATCGTGACGCCCATCTGCTCGAGCTGGGGGCGGACCTGCCGCCACACGGTCTCGACCCCGCGTGCCATGCTGGCCTGTCCCTTCGTGCGGGCGGCCTTCGCGGTGGGCATCCAGACGACGGTGGCGTTCAGGGTCTTGCCCTCGTTGCGGCGGATCCATTTGCGCAGCGCTCGGGCCGTCGCCGGGCCTTCGATGATCCAGTCGCCGAGCTCGTCGAACCACTCAGCCACACGAGCCGAGTCGTCGCCCCAGGTCGTCGACTCGATCAGCGAATCCGTCGAGCGCAACGGGAGCCCGTAGCGTTCGGAGGCGCGGGCGCCCAGGATCGTTTTTCCTGAGCGGGGTCCGCCGGCGATGATGACACGGCGATGCCCGTCGAGGGCGTCGAGCAGCTCGGCCGAGTCGGCACGGGTCTCTTCGTCGTCACCTGTCTCGTCTTCGCCCTCGGTCGGATCGCCGCTCTCGTCGCCGAGCTCCGGCGGCTCCGTCTCCGGCGAAGCGGTGGCCGGTGCAGGTGGGAAGGGCGGGGGAGCTGGGCCCTCGAGCTGGTCGGACTCATCGGGCGCCCCGCTCTCGAGACGCTCGAGCTCATCCTCGAGCGAGGATTCGCGCGCCTCGCGCCCGTCTTTGGTCAGCACCAGATCCTCGTCGAAGCCATTGGGGCGGAGTCGGTGCAGCGCGACCTCTTCGGGGGTTACGACGCCGGCATTGACGTAGACCGCATCCGCCTCGGCCATCGTCTTTCGCGTCGCTGCCTGAGTGCTCGGCGTCTCGGTCCAGAGCGGCGGGAAGTTGGCCTTCAGCTTGGCGGGCTCACCGGTACTGGACCGCAGCTCTCGCGTCCGCAGCATGATGCGCGCGAGCTTGATGATCGACGGCGCCAGCTTGCGCGTCTGCGCGCTCTTCATCCGGTCGTAGAACCACCGGAAGTCGGCGTCGCCCGTGGCGTTCATGCCAGCCGGGGAGCGGCCGAACAGAATCGTTACCGGCATCTCGACCGCCGCCGCGATCCGCATCATGTGCCGGTCGAGCAGATTCGGGATGTCCGAAAAGGTGGCGTTGTGCCGCTGGAACTCCTCGGATGGCTCGTCCTTGGAGCCCGCGTCGACGACAATCGCGCGCAGCACCGACCGATACATATCGATCAGCCGCATGCGCATCTGGACGGCTTCTTCACCATCGGCGCCGATCTGCTCGCTGAGCCCAGCAACCTTGAAGACGGCTTGGCTCGCATCGCTCAACAGGATCTCGACCGACTTCCAGCCGGTGTTGAAGCTGCGCAGCGCCTCGTAGGCCCGTTGCAGAACCGAGTGGTCGAAGCCGTGATTTTGCTGCCGCTCCTGGATGCCAGTGGTCGCGCCACCGAACATCAGCAGCCGTGACTCATGTACAATCGCCATCTCGGTCGGCGCATAGCTCGACGTCGGATTGACGATGTACGTCTCGGGCTGTCCGATCTTCGGATGCCCGGGCTCGCTGTACCACGTCAGCGGGAACAGGTAGCGCCGGTCGAGCTCGTACAGATACGAGACGCCGCGGGCTCGCTCCGGGATGAGCTCTGCAGCGGCGGGTCTCCCGTCGTCGGCGCCGATCAGCAGCGCGCCTGCGCCGTAGAGCCGGCCCCACCGCATGGCGTTGGCGATCTTGTCCCCAACCTCGAGCTCATCCATCCGCTCTGCGAGGTCGGTGTCCCGATCGGCATCGCCAGTCGAGACTTCGAACCCTTCGCGGAGCATCTCATCCGGGACGATGTCCACCATGCGCGCCGCAATGTCGTCGCCATGGTAGAGCGCCGAGAGCGCTGTTTCGCTCAGCAGCGCGACGCCAGCGAAGCCACCGAAAGCCGTCTTGTCGCGGTCCGTCCCGTACCCGGTGACCTCGTTGTACCAACCGCGGACCGACGAGTCGAAGCGTCGCGAGAGCTCAGTAGGTGAGAGCCGTGCGAGGGTGTGGAGCAGTCGGCGGCCCATCAGTTGGCTTTCGCGCGTTGGAGTGCGGCGGTCATCGAGGACATCTGCCCCGCAGCATGGAGGGCGAGCATGAGAGCCCATGCCTCATCAGCATGCCCCTTGACCGTCCGCTGCGCGTCGAAGCGCACATTGCCGGCGGACGTTACTGTCCGGCGAATCTTGTAAATCGCGTCACGCAGCTGCGGAATGTAGTCCTCGCTGTCCCCGGATGGCCTGTAGCTCCTGGGCAGCTTCAGATCTTCTGTTCGCAGCACGTCATAGAGGCCGGTCGCCAAGTCCTCCTTGACGTTCGCCGTGAACTTGACCGGCTCGACTCTGCGCCCGTAGCGCTTGCGCAGGCGCTTTGCCGGAAAGGTCCCGAGGCCCGTGGCGTCGACCGCTACCCGCTTGCAGCCATAGACATCGAAGGCTTCAGCGACGAGCTTGTCGATCAGATCGTCATCCGTGAGCTTATGTGATTCGAGATGCACCAGGCGGCGTTCTTCTCCGTTGCGGTTCACAATGCCCATCGAGGTGCGATCGCGCGTCTCGCCGATGTCGAGGCCACCGTAGTTGAATCCTCCGTCGGGCTCTGTGTGCCCATCGAAAGCAACCTGTAGCAAGGCGGCCGGAATGTACTGCTGCTCACCGTCGAGGAACTTGCAGCGGTACAGCTGATCGAAGAGCCGGGGGTCACCCTTGGCGTCCTCCCAGCACTCAGCCCAATCCACCGGGAATCCGTCTCGCTCAGCGTCCTCGATCGTAACCTCGTGCAGCCGGGTCCGAGGCATGTCGCCGCTGAGGATCGTCTCCACAAGTTCGGCGAAGGCGTTGCCGAGCCCGTTCGGTGTCGAGATGACTCTGAGCTTGAAGTCGCCGAGTCGAGTGGCCGGCACCGCCGAGTCCCACGCCCCTTCGGCGTGCAGGAAATAGGCGTACTCGTCGAGAATCAGGTTGCCTGTGAAGCCTCGGCCGCCGGTACTCGGTAGCGCCAGTATGCGCCCCCCGCTCGCGAATACGATCTCCTGATGCGTGCTCTTTATCGGCGTGACCCACTTGGATCCGAGTGCCTGGAGCACGGCCACGTGACGTCGCGCCTTGTCCAGTACCTCCAGCGATTCCTTCTCGCCGCGAGACAGAATCGTCGTGTGCTCTCCGTGGAATGCGGACCACAGCACCGCGGCGCCTGCGGTCGTGTGGCTCCAGCCGATCTGTCTGGCCTTCACGCATATCGCGCGCTTCGCCAGCTCTAGCATCCACGTGAGCTGAAACTGATAGAACTGTGTCAGCCACGCAGCGATCGCCAGGAACTCAGTCGCCGGCAGCGTCTCCCGATACGCCTTCAGTCGCTCCGCTGGAGGTGTCCCCAGAATGGTCTTCGACATCGTTCAAGGCGTGCGACCCGAAGTGCTCCCGGATAGCGCGTGCCGCGTCCTTCGGCGTTGGCTCTCCGATGCCCAAGGCACCAGATAGCTCGTGCTTTTCGGCGGCCTTGGCGCCTGAGACGTTTGCCCAGAGCTCACCGACAGCGCGGGCGCCCTTGTGGTCGCTCGTTTCGACGGCCTCGCGAAAGAGCTTCCGGCACCCGGCCGTGATATCCCGGCGAGCCTCGTCGGCGTCGGCGGTCACCATGCGCGAAGCTTCGGCGCTGTAGTTCTCGATCGTCGACACCGAAACGCCCCAGAGCTCCGCCAGCTCTCGGGCCGACTTGCCGCGCTTCCACTCGAGGCGCTCCATCATGCCGACGATGACGTTGATGCACTCACGAACGCCCGGCTTCTTGGCCTTCGCGCGTGTGTGTGACTCTGAGCGTCGGCCCTTCTTGCCGACCTTCTTCGCACCGGTGCTCTTCTTCGCCGCCGGCCGCTTCCGCCCTGTAGGTGCTTTGCTCATATCGGTCGCCCCCGATCGTTCGAGCGAGCTACCGAAGCGACCGGCCGTCCCGCCCCCGGGTCACGTTCCGGGCGCTCTGATCTCTATGAGCTGACGGGACCCCTCGCTCGCGGGCCCTCCAAGGCGCTCCACCGGCCTCCCACGGGCTCGGCACCGCTCGCGCCCCCTCGGCACCGCTCAAGCCCGGTCTAGGGGTCTAGCGGCGCCTCTGGCCCGCTCCCGAGCTCGAAGTACTCGTACACGTCCTGGAAAACGTCTAGGTCCCACTCCCGCAGTGCCGAGCGGCTTACGACGTAC